AAGCAGAATTAAAATCCCGCTGATTATGAATATATACTTTTTCATGATGATATACTTCTACAACTTTACGATAATATCTTCCAAATTGCGTTTTGGGACATGATGAACGTCTTGCGGGTCGCGCCAGTATTTGAAATCATCGTCTATCATCTGTTCTATTATTACTGTTTCGGCTGGTTTGCCGAGCGCAATAACCTGTACTATCGAATACTTTTCGGGTATATTCAGTGCATCGCGAAGAGCGACGGCGTTTACCGAAGCAATAATGCAACCGCCGTAGCCTTTTTCCACCGCTGTCAGCAATATTGCCAGCGATGCAATTCCATGGTCGCAATAGTATGTTTTTGACACTGCATCATCGTTCAATATCACGATGTATGCCGCCGGACGCTCGCCCTCTTTGGGACCGCCCCATCCGGCAAGGTATCCCGCCCACGACAGCGACGGAAATATGCGGGCGTTCATATCCGGCGCGTTGGACAATACGTAGCGCAGCGTTTGCGCATTTCTTCCCGACGGCGTCAAACGGGCATTATCAACCATTTCGCGCAAATCGTCTTCCGGTATGGCAACTTCCTGATGAAACCGCCTGAAACTCCTGTTTTTTCTTATTAAATCCGAAATCATAAAGATATTTTTTAGAATTGAAGTCACAAAGATAATGATTTTTTTTAATTCCTAATTGATTACATGTTTTTCCTTGATGCGCTCAGCAAGTTTTTTCATGTCCGACACTACCTTCTGACTTGTTATTTCAGCGTAAATCTGCGTAGTATGTATTGAACTGTGTCCCATCATTTTGCTTATAGTTTCCAGTGGAATGCCGTTATTCAGGCATACTTCAGTGGCAAAGGTGTGACGCGCCATGTGAAAATGCAAATGCTTTATACCGCACAGTATCTCCAATTTATGCAAGTTATAAATAACTGTACTGTGCGATGGCATGTTAAACAGCAAGTCACCCTTTCGTTCATGCCGGTATTTTTCAATTATGGACATGGGTAATTGCAGCAGCTTTATGTTACTTTCAACGCCTGTTTTTTGACGTTTAATGTCTATCCATGTATTGCCGTCGGGAGTTTTACGAAGATGTTTTTCGCTTAATTGACGCACATCAGAGTATGCAAGTCCGGTAAAGCACGAAAATACAAACATGTCGCGAATAAATCGAACACTTTTGTGTTCCTCTGCGGGTATTGCAATGGAAATGACTTTTTCAAGTTCTTCCAATGAAATATGCATGTATCTCAATTCCCACCGGGGTTTTTCATATTCAGGAAAGGGGTCGCGCAAGGAAATACCCTGATTGATTGCGCGTGTAATAATCTTTTTCAGATTTATCATGTGCTGAATTATCGTATTGGTTTTTAATTTCGCATCTACCCTGAGATAGAAGTCAAAATCATTGATAAATGCAATATTCAATTGTTTCAGCGGGTAATCTTCCAGTCCATACTTTGACCGGATGAAATTTGACAGATGCAGGAATGTATTTTTATAAAAATGATATGTACCGTATTTCCGGTCTATTCCAATCCGTTTTTCAAATTCTTCGTTGTGCTCGCGAAAGAGTTTCAGTATCGTTTCGGCTTTGCCTGTAACACCTGTCAATTCGTTCCTGATCTGTTCGGCTGTAACATATCCGCACTTTTCAACGGTTTTCTGATAAATATCCCTGATAGACTGTTCCGTTTGCTCAATTTTTTTGTTTATTTCCGTCTGTTCGCGATTTTTTCCCATTGCCAGTCCTTTTTTGGCGTTCCAGCAATCGGGGTGAACGTCTTTCTTCAAACTGAACTGCGCAATATTGCCGTCAACGGTGATACGTCCCATTATCGGACATGATCCTGACTTTTTACGCTTGGAAGTGTTCAGGTAAAACAGTATTTTTAATGTGCTTCTCATTGTTGGTTTTATCTAACGGCTGATTGTTATGAAAGTGTATATTTTCCATCTAATTTTCCCGACAGGGCGGTCATATCTTCATCTACCTTGTTGTGAGTAACTTTTGCATAAATCTGTGTTGTACTCAACTTGTTGTGTCCCATCATGCGACTGACCGATTCTATGGGCACACCCTGTGAAATACAAGTTTCCGTTGCAAATGTATGGCGCGACATGTGAAAAGTCAAATGTCTGTCAATACCGCAGTGTTTCGATATTTTATTCAACTGTCTGTTCATTACCGCGTTGTCTTTCATGGGGAAAACTTTGCCGGTACAACCCGTATTTCTGTATTTTTCAATCAATTTCAAGGGAACTTCCAGCAAAGGTATTTTGGAAACATTGCCGGTTTTCTGCCTGTTTACGTTTAACATCAAAGTGCCGTCATCGGCTTTTACAATCTGTTCTTCTGTCAGGTTGTAAAGGTCTATGTATGTCAGCCCGGTGAAGCACGAAAAGATAAACATGTCGCGCGTTACCTTCAGTGCCGGACTTTTCAGGGGCGTATTCATCAATTTTTCCAGCTCGTCTATCGGAACGAATTTTTGACTTGCTTTGGGGCGTTCCGGCGAATATCCAGCAAACGGGTCGTGGCTGACAATTCCTCTGCCTATCGCGATTCTGACTGTTTTGCGAAGGCAAACCATTTTACTGAGTATCGTTCCGGGCATCAGCTGGCAGTCAATTTTCAGGTAATAATCATAATTCTCAATGAATGAAACATCCAACTGTCTGAAAGAAATATCGGAAACGCCGTATTTTTTGTTTATAAACGCTTCGAGATAGTCATAGCTGCTTCTGTAATTGTTGTACGTGGATTTTGCCCTGTTTATTCCGATTCGTTTTTTATATTCTTCGTTATGCTCGCGGAATATTTTCAGAAGAGTATCCTGCGTAGATGAAATTCCTTGAAAGGAATTTTTTACTTCATCTGCGGTTGTCTGCCCCCGATTGGAAACGATTTCAGTGTACCGTGCGTTTACAGCGACGTTTATTTTGTCAATTTCGCGGTTGACTTCCCGTGAATGATGGCTTTTCCCGTTAAGTCGTCCTGCGCGTGTATCCCACAGTGATGGGTCTGCATCGAGTTTGCAGGAAAACTGTACCATATCGTTTCCGATTGAAATTCTTCCCATTACGGGGCATAACCCTTTTCGGACAACTTTCTTTTTCAGGTAGAAAGTGACTTTTAACTGTACATTCGATGTGTTCATAAGAATCCGTATAACCATTAAAAATTAATTTGCAAAAATAATTGAAATATAGTTATTTGGCAATGTAAAAACGGTGCAAAACGATGCAAAAAAACCGGTCAAAACGGGTAATGATTTGGTAACGGATCTTCTGCTTTATTTTGCGTTTTTGTGTGTGTTTACTTTCCCCCAAAGGGTTAGTATTATGCAATATGAAGCAAATTATCAGCAAATTGCACCGTTTTTACGCTTTTTTGAGAATAAATACTTAGTTCCGTTACCAAATCGTTACCCTTTTTAGCAGGTTTTTTTGCATCGTTTTGCACCGAATTTGCATTGTCAAATAACTCTGATTCAATTATTTTTGTAAATTTATTTTTAATGATTAAACAGAGTTTTTATGAACACATCGAATGTACAGTTGAAGGTGACTTTCTATCTGAAAAAAAAAGTTGTCCGAAATGGATTATGCCCCGTAATGGGAAGGATTTCAACAGGAAACGACATGGTGCAGTTTTCATGTAAAATTGACGCCGACCCTGCATTATGGGATGTACGCGCCGGACGGCTGAACGGAAAAAGCCGCCATGCACGGGAAGTCAACCGTGAAATTGACAAAATCAATGTTACAGCCAATGCGCGATTTATGGAAATCGTATACAACCGTGGAACGGCAACGGCAAATGAAGTAAAAAACGCCTTTCAGGGAATTTCATCGTCGCAGGAAACTCTACTGGGCATTTTTCGCGAGCATAACGACGAATTTGAAAAACGGATAGGAGTAAACATAAAAAAGGGGACATTCAACGGCTACAAATCCAGTTATGAACATCTGGAAAAGTTTATTAATCAAAAATACCGTGTTTCAGATGTTTCTTTCAGACAACTGGATTATTCATTTATCGAAAACTATGATTATCACCTCCGTATAAACTGCAAGCTGAAGCCCGGTTCTATGCTGCATAAAATGGTATGTCTGAGAAAAATGGTAGAAATAGCTATTGACAGGGGAATCATAAGTTTCGACCCGTTTACAGGTTATACTCCGCAAAGACCGAAAGCAAGTCAAAAATTCATCCCCGTAGACGAACTTGAAAAATTGATGAAAACGAAGCTGAAAAGCCACGCCTTGGAGGTAACACGCGATATGTTTCTCTTTTCATCGTTTACCGGACTTGCATACGTCGATCTGTGCAATCTGACAAGTCAGAATATTATCAAGGCGGACGACGGTACGTTATGGCTGAACATCAACAGAAGCAAGACCGGCAGCGCTTCCAAAATACCGCTGCTCGAAATTCCATTGCAGTTGATTGAAAAATATGGGGATACGGCTTCAGGGGAGCGCGTTTTCCCGATGAAAAGCAACGCTGCGATGAACATTCAACTGAAAACAATAGCGAAACTGTGCGGTATTGACCGTAATCTGTCATTTCACATGTCACGCCATACCTTTGCAACCGAGACGTGTCTGTCGCAGGGAGTCCCCATAGAATCGGTCAGCCGGATGATGGGACACAACAAGTTGAGTACAACACAGATTTATGCAAAAGTTACTCATAACAAGGTGGATGAAGATATGACCGCCCTGTCTGAAAAAATTGACGGCAAATACATACTTTCTTAATAATCAACCGTTAAATAAAAACGACAATGAGAAGCACATTCAAAATACTGTTTTACCTGAACACGTCCAAACGGAAAAAGTCTGGGGTATGTCCGGTAATGGGACGTATCACCGTTGATGGCAATATCGCGCAGTTCAGCCTGAAGGAAGACGTTCATCCCGATTGCTGGGACGCAAAAAAGGGACGGACAAGGGGAAAAATCCGCGAACAGACGGAATTAAACAGAAAAATTGAGCAAACCGAACAGTCAATCAGGAATATTTACACTAAAACCGTTGAAAAGTGCGGATATGTAACTGCCGAGCAAGTCAAAAACGAATTGACCGGCGTTACCGGAAAATCAGATACCCTGCTGAAACTTTTTCGGGAACACAACGAAGAATATGAAAAACGGGTAGGAATAGACCGCAAGCACATTTCATATTACAATTATGTAAACACTTACAACAATTTATCCAGTTTTATCCGGTCAAAATACGGACAGGAAGACTATCCAATTAAACAGTTGAATATTACGTTTATAAACGATTTTGATTTTTATTTGAGGGTTGACGCCAAATTCAAAACCAATTCAATCCAGTTCCATGTAATAAATCTGAAAAAGATTATTACCCGCGCAATAAATCAGGGTATTATTTCAAAAAATCCGTTTGGTGATTATGTACCGCCCCGAACAGAATTGAAATATTTCCACATTTCATCGGAAGAGCTGACAAGGATAATTTCAACGCCGGTACCGGAAAAACCTGAAAAACTCCAATATGTTCGCGACATGTTTGTTTTTTCGTGCTTTACCGGTCTTGCCTACGCAGAAATACGTCAATTAAGCGGGAAACATCTGCGAAAAACGCCCGATGGCAAAGTCTGGATTGATATTTCGCGCCAAAAAACAGGAGTTGAGTGCAATATAAAACTGCTTCAATTACCGTTGTCAATAATAGAAAAATACCGTTGCGAAAGAAAGGGCGACCTGCTGTTTAATCTGCCGACTGCCACCACAATTTGTTATAATTTGCGCAAATTGGAAAAACTGTGTGATATAAAGCACCTGCATTTCCACATGGCGCGTCACACCTTCGCAACTGTGATATGTCTGAATAACGGAGTTCCACTGGAAACTATAAGCAAAATGATGGGGCACAGCTCCATACATACTACGCAGATATACGCGGAAATCACAAGCCAAAAGGTGGGTGCAGACATGAAAAAACTTGCAGAACGCACGAAAGGTAAACATGTAATCAATTAGGAATTATTAAAAAATTAAATAACACCATGAAAGAATTAAATGACGGAATGACCGTGTATTTGAAAGTGCCTTACAGAGGTTACAGAGCGGCGATACTGATAGAAAAATTGCAGTATAAGTGGCTCGTTGAGTTTTGCGGTCTGGGGCTTCAGATAGAGGTATATGAAGACGAGTTTGATACGGATTAATTACAAAATTTGTAAACAGTAGAAAGCGAAGCGTATACAAAAATGTGCAAACTTTTTTTCAAAAAAATGTAAAAAAAATGTAAAAAAATTGGTTTTTATAAAAAAAGGTTGTACTTTTGTACCGTCGATTTCGCTAAAGCGGATTCGACAATAGCGGATGACTTCCAGTCAATCCGCTTTAACTTTGTATATGGTTTCCAGTCCGTTAGCCGTTTTGAAAATAACTTCGGCGATGTGCTGATGTCCATACTGTACTCGACGATATATGTTTCTTCTGGCGTATTGACGCCAAATGCCGCAATCTTCCAAAATTATCCTGTCGGATTGTTTAATACCGCGATTTAACATATTTGAAAAAGTTAGCTTCTTCTTTTTGAGGTCGCTTAAGTCCTTGTCCCTTTTAAAGCCCTCATGTTCATACCATAAACCATCAACGTTAAAATCGGGGCATTTTCCCCAATATTGCGTACCTCGCAGTGTCGCGTAAATTTCTTCGTAAAGCGGATTCCCGATTGTTTCGACAAGAAAAGTAGGCGTTATGAGTGTTTTTTTGCCCATTTCTGCAAAAAGGCGGCAACTGTCAAAAACATTTTGAAAGTCGGAGGCTTCACGATTGACGATTGAATACATCTCAACCTTGCCGCCGTTGGGGAACTGCAATAATGGAACTAACTGCAATAATGGAACTGTCATTTTTACGCTAAAATTATTGGGCGGCAAAATTACACAAAAATCCGTAATTTCGTATTCCGAACTCCAAATTACTTCCTCGCCGCCACATAATTCTTTGCCATCAAATCCTCTATATCCCTTCCGCTGTAGAAAAATTTGCCCAAGACTATTGAATACGGCAAAATACCGTTGTCACGGTAAGTTTGGAGTGTGCGCTTGCTTATCCCAAGGTCATTCATTACCTCCTCCCCGTTCATCCATCTTTTGCCGCTGTAAACATTACTTTCATTCATGCGGTCTACTGCATTTTCCATCGTGTTGATTTTGGAAAACAAATCCGTAAACAAATCCGATTCTCGCGTTATTATGTTATACATTGCAATTTGTATTTTATATTATCAGTTAAAATTAAGCATCCTTTTTGTAGCCCATCAAAAATATTTTTTCGACATCTGCGGGCTTGTACTTCATTTTTGCTCCGGTTTGAGAAAACGGAAGCAACCCGCTGGCGCGAAGGTTTTGGAGCGCTCGCTTGCTTATATCCAAACGCTGGCATACCTGCTGATTGTCCAGCCATTCCTCCGGATCGACGCCGCTGCTGGTATACAGCCCGTCCAATTTTCTTTTCAACAGTTCCAACTTGTAAATCAGTTCGTCAAGAGCCTGTTTTTCAATTATAAGCATTTCCATCGTTTCGTCTATTTTAGATTTATTTCGCTGTTGTTCTTCAATATCCGTTTCAGACATTCCTGTACCTCGTCAGGTTTGTAATACGGTTTACCCTTCATCATGTAATAGGGCAGTACGCCTTTTTGCCGGTATCGCTGCAAAGTGCGCTTGGTAATCCCAAGTAACGCGCATATATCGCCGTTGTCAAGCAGTTCGTCGCTTTTCAAACTCTCTTTCCTGCTGGTCAGTTTTGTCAGTATGGCTTCTATGTTTTCAAGTTTGTCCAATATTTGCCTGAACTCGCCATTTCCGTTTTCTTTGTTGATGTTATTCATTTGCGTAATGATTTATGATTAAATTCTACTCTTTTAGTTGTCGCTACAATACGCTCAAAGGTGCGTATTCCGTATTTTTCGCAAAATCCCTCTCCGTTAAGATTGCTTGAAAAAATTACGGTATTGTTTCGCTTTTCTGCAATATCCATTATTTCTGGGAAAATCCACCGTTTGTTGCCAAATGCCACGCATTCGCTTTCCATTCCGGCGTCGTCAATGGAAATCATGCGATAGTTGATAACAGTATCGGCAAGCGTGTTCAATTCATAATAGTTGATACTTTTCAAAACTTTTTTGTAATAACCGAAAAGCAGGGCTGGAATGACCTTCTGTATCAATACCGTTTTGCCGGTTCCGTTTGTTCCGTACAGGCACAGTCCGAGTCCGCGATTGTTGTCAAGCCATTCTGCAACCTGGTCATATTCGGGCAACCAGACAAAATCCCTTCCGATGAAAAATTCCAAGCCGGAACGCAATGACTGCAACGCATCGGGAATGTGCAGGTTTATAGGCTTGTAGAACGGTATCCCGTGCGTTTTCATCATTTCTACAATTTCCTTGAAATCAATTTTTTGCATATTAAAACTTTGTTAAATCTGTTTGTAACATCCCCATGAATCGCGCATCCCTTGCCGGTTTTATGAATTGCGGCTGTACCGGAGCGATGCGATTGTCGTAATTGCCCTCGATGATTTTTACCCAGTTGTCCGAATTTTTGAAAACCCAGTCGAAATTGGCTCTCCAGCCGTATTTGTTGTTTCCCTTTAAAAATTCGGACGCTTCCATTTTGCGAAAAACATTTTCGAGTGTCTTTATGCCGCCCATTTCGGACAGGCGGTGCAGAATCTTTTCCTTTCGGTTGCGCGTCAGTTGAATGATTTTTGGAAACGACGCGCAAATGCTGCGATAGAGGTCAAGTACTTCATTTTCTTTTTGTGCGCAACTTTTTTCTTTTTTATCAACAGTGTCATTTACAACAATATTGTCATTTATAACAACTTTATTGTTTTCATTTTCAACCAGTTTTTCCGATTGTTTTTGATTTTCTGTCCTTTTTTCTGAAATTTTATGGTTTTCAATCTGTTTTTCAGCGATTTCGGGCATTTTTCGATTTTCAATTTCGTTTTTTTCGTTTTTTTCGTCTAAAAAATCAATATCAATATTGTTTTTAGATATATATTTATCTTTATTATTTAAGGGCTCCTGAATGCCCTCTGTTTTCAGTGGTTCTGGAAGGGATTTGTGATTGAAAAAGGTATCCGGTTGAGTATCGTTTTGGATACTTTTGTCTGAAGACTGCCTGGAAAAGACTTCTTTTGGGTTATCTTTTTCAATAAACCCAACAGAAACGGCATCCGTTTGAACATCTTTTACGTTGCCTTTTTGTTTTTCGTCCCTTACATTGTCAAACAGCGAAGGTTTGACGCCGATTTCATGCGTTTTTGGGTTGTTGCACTTCACGCCGGTTAGCGTGTACTGGGAGATGTTTCCCCTGCCCAGACCGTGCCGGAAATCAATAAGCCCCGCATCTTTCAGGCGATTGCGCGTTGTGTCGAAAGACGTCTTTCCCCAGCCGAACTTGGCAACGGTTATTCTGTTGCACAGACCGAAGGGATTTTTCCATTTCACTGAATTGCAGGTATTCAACAGATGGAAATAGAGGGCGGTTTCCTTGTCGGAAAAGTGATATTCCGCGTCCTTTGCCCAAAACAGGTTTATTTGCTCGATATAGTTCATCATTTTTATATGTTTTAAATTTTTTGCAAAGATGCACGATTGAATGAAGCAAAAATCTGTACTACGGAAAGATTTATTTTTATA